TCAGACCGCCGATTACAACATTGTCTTTGAACCGTTCGTTTTCAACGGCGACCATTGTAATTTCGGGATGATCTTCTGCCCGTACAGGCTCCCAGCCTTCACGGAGTTTGGACGAAACATTAGTGGCGTCAACTTGACCTTGCGTGCTTATACGAACCCATTTAAAAGCATACCCGTCTTCAGGAGTAGGTGAAGGCAGAACTTCTGGTCTTGACCATCCTTTCTTACGGACTGTTTTTTCACGGGTCGTTAATTCACGATCTATTCTATTCTGAGCCATTATTGTCCCTTCCTATTATCTATAGCAACCTGCTTGGCGTATTGTTCTGGTGTAAGACCTAAACGTTTAGAGAGTACAAGTTGTGTTGCTGATAACCTAACTTTCTTAGGCGCTGTGCTCCGCGTTGCGGGGGCAACTACATTTGTACGTCTTCTCCGTTGTTCAACTTCTTCACCAACATCCTCGAATTGATCGGGGAATATCTGTCGCATACGAGAATCAATTTTCTCGTAGTAGTCGTCACTCTGAGGGTTTACACCCTCTTTGACAAGTTTATTATGCAACCCCAACGCGAAACTTGTCATTTCATCGTCTTGTCCGAACCATGTGTTGGTCGATGCCCAACTATTTGCTCGTTCATCAACTGGTGCTGGGGTGGACTGTTCTTGAACTTGTTCTGTTTGTACAGCAGTTTCATCCTGTTGTAAAGCAGGAGTTTTAATACTGTTTAGTCTATCAGATTTTATCTTAGCGTTTGTTAATTTTTCTTGCGCCTCGAGTAGCTGGTCAGCATCACCTGCTTCATAGGCTTGTTTATATTGACGTTTAGCAAGAATAGCCTCACCCGCAGCGGTTCGTTTAGCTTGCTCTAAAAGGGCTTCTTGGTTTTTATCAACCGTACCTTTAAGAGTTTTATTCTCGTCAACAAGCTGTCGAGCCAACCTTTCAAGTTCTTGGCGTTCACGTAAAGCGGTTTCTTTAGCCCGTCTTTCGTCATGATACCCTTTACTAAAGTGCTGAATACGCTTACGTACTTTTTCAGAGTACCCTTCAAGCTCCTCATCAGTAACGTCCGTTGGTGGTTCAGCAGTTTTACGGTTTCGGTCAGCTTTGGGGGTATCGTCAAAAACTTCAACCTCATACTCTTCATCCTCTACTACTTCCTCTTTGGGTTCTGGTGAAGTTTTACCTGATATATCAATTTCGATAGCACTTGAAGACTCTACCTCTATCTCGTTACTGTCTTCTGACTCATCAGGAAATTCATACTCTACTTTTTGAAACGGCATGTTAACTCCTTATGCTCGCGTGATGCCACGCGGATCTGCCACAATAGCTTCAATAGAATCATCGTTCATCAAACGATACTCTACCCCACCAACTTTAAACCGAGTGCCCGTGTTCATACGGAACATCACATAATCGCCCGCTTGGCACCACGGGCCTGTCGGGAACCGATCTTCGTCAGAATAGGCTTGTTCACCCATATCCAACACAAGCCCGATAATCGACATGATGTGTTCTTGGTTCATTGTTGTAGTAGATTTAAGCAGTCCGGTTTCCCCGAACGTCTCTTCTACTTGCGGTAACGCGACCAGAACTCTATACCCTACGGGTTTAGGTAACTGCGCCTCGATCTCTTCAGGTGTTAGCATCTCTTCAGGAGCTAACGTTTCTATTGCTTCACTCATCATACTCTTCCATATTGCGCGAGAGGTCTTCTACATAGTTAATACAGGCTTCGAGACCCCGAACCATACCTGTAACTTCCTTATACTGAGCGAAGTCTTTAGCCCCACCCCCTCCAAGAAATTGTAGTGCAGAGGATTTATCTTCCTCGAATTTATCTTTGAGCACGTCTAAGACGGTTTTTGCCATTATTTACCCTTATTTGCTTGTTCTGACAGTTTCATAAGTTCAATATTTAGCTTGTTTTCATTAGCACTCTTATCAAGTGCTATTTTTATTCCTGCTTTTTGTGCCTCTATAGACATATTTTGTTTTTCTAATTGAAGTTTTTCAGCTTCAACGGCCATTTTTGCGGCATCCATACGGGCGCTCTGTTGTTGCTCGGCTTGTTTAATCTGTACTTCAGCCATGTCTTTCTGCTGCTTACCTTGTACTTCTTGTTGCCTAAGCTGCAGCTCCGCTTGCTTCATCTGGACAATAGGGTCTTGCGCCTGCTGTTGAGCCTGCTGTTGAGCCTGCTGTTGCTGGTGTGATTGCGTAAGTTTAGTCCCCGCTTTAGCCATTAACTGCGCCAAGTTGACTTCCATATCCTCTGATAGTTCTGCGTTTGGTGCTGGTAGCGGTGCCCCTAACTGTTCTTCTAACTGCTTGCGGTACTGGAACCCTAAGTGTTGCGCTAGATGTGACTGCAACGCAGCCATAATGGCTTGTCCCTGTGGATTCTGGCCGATCATTTGAGAGACCATAGGATCTTGCATAAACGCTTGGTGCGTTGTGATATGCGCGTCGTGATCTTGATAGATAAACGCTTTCAACGGTTTCCCGTTCAACGCATCCATGTTCTCACTAACGGGGTCAGTAGGCTTGAGATCGTCTTGAGTCGGAACTAACTTATCCGCATTCTTAACGCCCAATACCTCAATCATCTGCCGGTGTAGCTGTGGCAGGTCATATATCTGTGGGGCAGACTGGGCCATCTGGAGTACCGCTTGGTACTGTACAACCCGTTGCGCCATCGTAGAGCTGTTTGGATCACTGACGGGGATCACGTCCACCATCATATAATCCGCTACCCGAGCACTAACTTCCCCACGTATGGGGATATAGTCGTACTCAGTGGGGGCATACTCAGACATAATCGCCTTGAGCATCTTGAACTCTTGCTTCATCGCGTAATGAACACGCGCTTGTACTGCAGCCATAGGCTTAAGCGTACGCTCTAACAGCGCCAGCGTCGTTCCTACCGGAGCATTAGCCGACATGTCAGAGATGTTCATATCACTGATAGCCCCTAACCGGCGACCCTCAGTAGTGATCTGGTTAAGCAACGCAAGCAGTGTTTGGCTTGGTTCTTTGTACGGAAGCGGCATGATGTTGTCGCGGATACTACCAGACGGCACATCCACATCCTTCCATTCCCCCGGCTCGATGGGCGTATCATCACCCTTGATCCGTAAGCCACGAGACTTCAACCCACCGGGAAGGTTAGACAGCGTACCTGCATCGACCAACTGACGAATCAGCGAGGTACCTGCGCGAGCATACCCACCGATAATGTGGATCAAGCCAAGGCCGTAGAACCCAAACCCCGGCACGTAGACGTAATGAACAAAGTGTTGACGCTTCAACATCAACGGGTCTTCTTCGTTCCAGTTACGTCGAATCGCTAGAACATTCCCTGTACCGCGTTCAATCGTAACAACATAAGGTTTTGCAATCTCTTCCTCATCTTCGTCGATACCGTCAATAATAAGGTCGGCATGAATTTCGTATATCGCATATCGATCATCGTCAGTAATAGAGTAGCCACCTTCTTCGGCCTTTCTCTTCTCGATGTCTGTATGGAACGGCTGTGGATCACCGAGGTCTACTTCTCTGTAAAACCCCATCGCTTGGAGCTTCTTCAGCTCGTTCTTAGTCTTCCGCATGACGTGGGTAACACGCTCTGCAGTCTCAATATGGGACGCGCCATAAGGCACGATAACGTCTTCAGCAGGTATATAGATGGCTACCTGTCGTCCCAAACTGGGATCATAATACACTTTTTTAAACGCAGACCCCGCTAATCCTAGGCTATATAAGAGCCTTTCGTGCTCTGGTCGATACTCAACCATACGCTCCGTTAGCTCGTAATTCATATCCGCTTTTACTCTTTCAGCGGCTTCAGCCTTGTCTGGGGTTTCTTCCCCTAGGATCTTTACACGTACGGGGCCAGCGGCTGGGAAAGTCTCGCTCATCGTCTCTGCTTGGAAACGTATCGCGGCTTCGGCCAGTACAGTAGAGTAAACCCCGCAGGCACCTTCCCACGGGTCTGTGCGCTCTTCGTACTTGAACCCTAATACGTCTAGTCCTTTGACAAACGTATCAGCCCAATCTTTTCGGCTTTCGATATCTGCATCGATAAGCCCAATCAAATCCTGTGCAAGCCCCTGTAGATCATTATCATCTAACGCTTCAGCAAGGTTGGCATCAAACCCCATGAGGTCTGCTTCGTTTGCATCAGGGACTAACGTAATCTCCATGCTGCCATCAGACAACGTAACCATTTCAGGATCAACGATCTCGATCTCTAACTGTGCACCCATCATATCGCCGTCCATCATCTCGCCTTCGAGCAGATCATCGATACCTTCTGGTGCAGCATACAAGCCTTTTTCAATTGCCATAATTTATACTCTTAGTAATACCCGCCACGTCGTTGTTTAAAGTAACGTATGTCATCAGGTTCATCAGTTGGTAAGCGTATGAATCCACCTTGCCTAAAACGCATCAGTGCCATGACTGTCGAATCCACTAGGTCATCATGGCTCATAAAGGGAAATCCAGCAATCTCTTCAACTACTTCTTCTGCCCAGCGAGTTTCGGGCACCCATACTATACCTGATGCTACAATATCTGCTACCGAGTTTAAACGCGCTAGTTTATCACCAGATCCTCTATGGGGGGTATATTCCTGCACTGGTAGCCCCATACGGCGCATCTCCTGATAGATCGCCACACCAGAGCTTTTCTTCTCCACGATGAACGCATCGGGTTCCCAGTCAGCATACTCTTCCAACGCCAGCTCTTTTAACTCGGGGAACTCCAACCGCTTCTTAATACTGTTCAGCAGGATAATGTTGTACGCTTCTACCTCTTCATTAAAGAAGACACCCCACGTCGTCAGGGCTGTAAAGTCAGCACGGTTGTGCTTCTCTGCAGCAGAGTCTAACGACATAATAATATACTCACACTTGGGCGGGTCTTCCTTCGTCCAGATACTCCACCACTCACGCTTAACGATGGCAGCTTCTTCCGCCGTAGGTTCCTGCTGATACTGGGCGTTCCACTGAAAGACCGGCATAGAAGCCTTAGTCCGTAGCAGTGCTTCTAAATCAAAGAACTCAGGCCACAGTGGTTTCTGTACAGGTTTACCTGTTTTTTTATCAGTTAATTCTAGTATAGCTGGGAACTCAATTACTTCAAAAGAGTCAGCACGTTCGTTGTTCCCCATATCCCGTACAACACGGCCTGTCAGATCATCCATGTGCCAACGAGTCTGAATAATCGCTACCCGCCCTCCGGGCATAAGACGCGTACGTGCCCCAAACGTGTACCACTCATAGGCTTTCTCAAACACAGAGAAGTTACCGTTAATAACGTCCTGCTCAGAATGTGGATCATCCACCAAAAGCAGGTCAGCACCACGTCCAGCAAGGGCTGAACCCACCCCACAAGCGTAGTATTCGCCCCCTACACTGGTGTTCCACCGACCTGCAGACTTGGAATCAGAGGCCAAGCTAACCGTAGGAAACACGGATGTATAGGCATCAGTATTGATTAAATTACGTACTTTACGCCCAAAATCCACAGCCAAATCGGTGGTATGAGACACCATCATGACCTTTTTATTAGGGTTTCTGCCCAAATACCACGCTGGGTAAAAGATAGATACTAACTGGGACTTACCATGACGCGGGGGTATGTTTACGCATACCCGATCTTTATCTCCACCCTCAATTGCCATGAGCATGTCGGCCAATATACGGTGATGTTTACCCACAATAAACTCAGGCATCATCGCCTTGCAAAATTCTATCAAATCGTCGTAGGCAAGCTTATTTTTCCTACGTGTTGCTAGCTCATCTACTAGCTTATCGATTTCTAGAACTTCATCGGGACTATAACTATCCAGATTGTCCAACATTACTTGGACTTCGTCCTCAGTAAAGTCAAGCGCAACGTCATTCATCGTCGTATTCGACCTTAAGGGCTTCTTCAGGCTGACTTAAGCCTAACTCCACGTCCACATCGATGATATCCCCATCAATAATAACTGCTTCTGCTATGTCTGAAGGAGGGTTTACTAACTTTTCTAACTTCTGGCGTAGTTTTGCGCGTAGATCGTCCGTAGACTGATGTGTTATCGTGACTTCTGACTTCTCTGAAAACAATCCTACATCAGAAATCTTACCTAACAGCTCTAGGGCACGGATACGGATCTTAGCATCAGGGTTTTCTGACTCTAACAGAAGCTTATTGGTTACAAGATAACGAATCTGTGCGGAGCTTTCAGCAACTGAATGCCCAAACTCTTGCAGTATACTGTCAGTAAGGATCAAAGATGCAGGTGTTAGCTTTGCGGCCTTCTTACTAGTAACTTGTTTAGAGGTATTTTCAGGATCTTGTGCGTATTGCAGCGTCAAGCTAGCTGCTACATCCTTATCTTCTCTATTCGGTTCTATGTCTAGCCCGTGTTCGGATAAGAGTATCGCAGTGGCGCAAGCAGCCGCAGCCCGTTCCCTCAGATCGATGTAAGGAATGTTGGGAGGCAACGGAACGCCAATCTCAGGATCAAGCATTACTGTCATATATGTACGCAGGTTGTTAGCCGTTACCGCAAATGTACACTAAAAATAATTTTTTGCAACATTAATCCATTATACCCATTAACTTATCTAGGAACCCCGGTTCTTCCGGTAAGAACCCTAATTTCATACGTTGTTCTTCGGTCATACCTTCTAAAAGTTCTGCCTCTAGATCTCCAAACCGCTGTAAATCTCGTTTTTCCCAACTATATAAGTCGTCTGGAGATCTTTCTCCCATCTGCAACTGCCGTATAAGTTCATATATCTTGTGTTCGCCTTTGCCGGTAAACGCAAAATCAGTCTGTTTTAAGTGATCTTGTACCCTTTCAGAACGTAACCCTCTATGCCGTAACTCATGCTTTAACGTATCTTCGTATGAGTAGCCTTCCCCATCGTATTGCGTCGTTAAGTCTGCAAAAACATCATCCCCTTGGGTAGGGCCACCAAGCATAACGGCCTGAATACCACTAGATGACCTGCTAAGTGCCTCTTCATATTCCGGTAAAGACATGGCACCGTCATAATTTTGGTAGGGGGTTACGTATTCCCCTAATATCCTACGTCCATCTCCACCTATAGGTCTGGTGTAGCTTCTTATGTTTGCAGGTTGGCTGAATTGTGGGTTATCTGTTTGGTCACCGTATAGTCCAAGCGCAGTAAGCACGGCTCCCGGCCCTTGGTTCATCTTATACCCTTCGGGTAGTTTGTCATCAACCCCCATGAGGTACTCGATCTTAAGCATTTCTTCAGACGCAGCTTTTGCATCTTCGTAGGCTTCAGGGCTACTAAACCCCAACGCTTGCCACTCTGGTAATCGCTCTGTCATGACTATATACCTAACCGTCTAAAACGGTTTATACCGAAAAATAATTTTTTATGCAAGGAGGTTGGGACTCCTACCGGGGGGTGTTCCTATATAGAGGGGGTGGGGTGTTAGGATTTCAAAAAAATGCTGAGTATTCGTGGAAACTAGTAATATATAAGCATGTGGGACTCCTGACGGCCTGAAGGGGGCATAGGGGGCGGGTGGGTCATGGGCGTTTGCCATTGGGCCAATGTGCCCTGCTAACTGTTGAACATGTTTCAAAGTATGAGATTATAGCTTTGCGTTCGGGGATGACCCCAACGCCTAACGGCTTTGTTAGTACAGTACTAACAAACCACAACATAACTTAGAGGATATACAAATGACAGTAAAAAACGAAAAGACATTGCTGGCCCTTATTACTAGCGCAGCGGAAGCTGACAACACCGTACGGCGCGCTAGTGACCAGTTAGTGGACGTGATCAATACCACGGCGCGACTGATTCGAAAGGATCCCGCGACCGTCAAGACGGCGAAGGAATGCGGCTTACACCCGTGCGACCTGCTGTTCTCCCCGTTCACTAATGGGAAGAGTGACGCGTTAAAACCAGAGCGTAAACCCGCCCATGCAGCGTATTACAATGCGGCGCGGCGCGCGGCCTTCGATGGCATGTCTGAGGAACGTCAAGCCCACGTCAAGCGCGGTGACGCGATGACCGCGAAGGAACGCAAAGAGGTATTTAGCAAGGCCGAGTTAAAGCAATACAATAATTGGCGCGGTCAAGCTAATAACTTCCTAGGCCGTCTAGGCAATGCGATAGCTAGACTCGACGGTGTGACCCCGATCCATAAACAGGAAGCTGAGAAGGCACGCGAGATACCGCTGAATCAGCAGCTCTGGGAATCACTTGAGAGCACGCGCACCCAGATTGCCGCGATGGCAATGATGGATTCAGACGACACTGGCATGGCATTGGCCGCGCTAATCAAGGCACTTGAAGACGCTAAAACGGCGACGAACTACGTCAAACCTGCTGAGATCAAGTAAACCACGGGGGCTTCGGCCCCCATTTTTTTGGAGTTTAAAACATGATTATTATCTACAAGCAAATGCGCTTCCCTACCTTTCAAGCTTTATATGCTTACTGCGCCACCCAATCCCACCTCTAAAAATCATCCCCGCTTCGGCGGGGTTTGATACCAGTTCCAAGTGTTAGCGTTGGATCTCATCCAGTCGCGCCACGCTTTGATACCAGTTCCTAGTGTTAGCGTTGAACCCCAACTACTTAACCTGTTTGTTAGTACGCTACTAACAAATCCCGGTAGAAGATAAGTAAGACGCACCCAACCCATCGGGACGCAACCCCACCTAATGTTCCTGTAATGTTCCTGTAATGTTCCGCAATGTTCCGTTTTTTTCGACCCTAAAACGAACATTTGATTCGTGGTGTTTCGTGGTAAGTAATGGTAACCGTAATTGTATACTTACAGTATTTCTATCATATATATATATATTTTATAATGTTCTTTTTTAGAGCAGTTTTACTTAGTTTTAAAAAGGAACACCAACTTCTTGATGTTGTTTAAAAGTTAAAACAGGGTTTTCTGTAGCCCCCGTTAAAGGGGGAGCAAAAATGCTCATTTCCCGAACATCTGAACATAGCTTTACTTTCAAGTACTTGCGAACCACCCCAAAAGTACATTACAGTACATTACAGTACATACCGAGACATACCGTCACTTACACCACCCACACATGTTTTACGTTTACTTGACATTACCTACCCTCTATGGTATACTATATGTCTGGTGGGAATTTTTTCACCTAAACCACGTTTGTTAGTACGCTACTAACAAATCAACCAATAAGGAGGTTCCAATGCAACACGACATAAACGTCACCGCGTTACCCGAGGTATCCGCACCCTCGATCTCAAGTTGCGCAGTCTTGTTAGAACTAAGCATATCCGAGATTCGGGGCAGCAAGATCGACAAGCGTGCAACCAAAGCGGCCATGATTCAGTACAACGTGCAGAATCCCAAGGATGTACAAGTAACCAAGAATCGGTTCGCGGGTAACAAAATGCTCGAGGCGATCAACAAGATCGTACGAGTTGCCCGAACAGATCTCAAGGCCATGACTCTGGCATGGGGCAAGATGGGACACAGGATTATACCCGTCGCTGCGATCCCCCAGATAGCTGCCCATTTCTCTGAACTAGAAAACAGGTATTGGGAGTTAGTGCTAGGCCACGACGTGCGGGCATACGATGAGCAGGGTTTGGCATACACCAAGCACGAGGCAGGGTTCCTCGATTCTTACGAGTGGGGCAGGGTGCACGACGCAGCGTTCGATGGTCTCGGTATGTTGTACGACCAAGACGATTACCCATCCGTTGAGAGTATGCGTAGGAAATTCGCATGGAGCCTGTCGTTCTTGCCGGTACCTGATACGGGGCATTTTGTGTCCGAGATGATCGGGGAGGAGTTCGCCAACATTAAGAACACGTTTGAGGATTACCATACCAACGCCATCCGCAGCATGAGTAATGACCTATGGCAACGGGTGCATGATATCACCTCGACGCTCAGTACCCAGCTCGACAGCTCGGGCGGTATACACGACAGAACCCTAGGCAATCTGTTCCCACTTCTGGACATGTTGAAAGACTACAACGTGACCGGCGACGTGCACTTAGAAGCTGTGCGTCAGAAGCTAGAGGACAGGTTCCGAGGTGTGGGGCAGTTCCCACTAAACAAGGACGCACTCAAGGATGACCCGACGTTGCGTGCCGAAACCAAGCGTACGGTAGACGAGGTGTTAGCCAGCCTACCATCACTAGACCTATAAGGAGTAAGACATGAGATATACCAAAGCCGAACGAGAGGTGGTAGACCCAGAGTATGCGTTCGAGGATGCGTTACGTAATGGGATGCCGGACGACGGCAAGTATCACTATATGTACATGTACTCAAGCCCGACGATGCACTTCTTCAAGCATGTCGATACGCGTGAATACGTGCAGTACAACCGAATTTGTTAGTAGCGTACTAACAGAAAATGGCATAAGCCAAAACTAAACTAAGGAAATATACTTATGAATACAGCAATAGAAGGTGTCAGCATAGCCCAAGCCGCAGCAGCAATCGCAGCGGGTGGTAAGCACAAAGCCGTGATCGTGACCGGTGCAATGGGTGAGGGTAAGACCCAAGGTATCGCAGCGATACTTAAGAAGCAGTTCCCTAAACATGTTTTCATTCAGCTAGATACGCCGAGCCTAGACCTAGGGGACTTGATGATCCCCAAGTTCATGGACATGAACGACAAGGACTACGTACGTTTCGTGCCCAACGAGATGTTGGGGCTACATCTTGACCAGCCTGTCATCATCAACCTTGATGAGATCGGTAAGGCTAACGCGTCAATCAAGAATGCCCTACGTCCCATACTAGTGCAGCGTATGCTCAATGGTGTTGCGCTACACCCAGACAGTATTGTCTACGGTACGACTAACCTAGATGGTGAGGGACTGGGTGACATGTTGATGCCACACCAACGCAATAGTGTAGCGGTTCTAAAGTTGCGCAAGTCTACTAACCTTGAGTGGATACAGTGGGGTGCAGTCAACGACATCGACCCGTTAGTGTTGGGTTGGGTCAAGGAGGAGCCAGCGTTGTTCCAGTCATTCGAGGAGGTCAACGTGCCGAGCGACAACCCGTACATCTACCACCCGCGTGAACACAGGGAGCAGTTTGTTACTGGCAGATCCCTAGCATCAGCATCGTACTGGGTGAGTAAGCGTGACGAGCTGGACAGCGATACGCTAACAGGTCTGTTAGTTGGGACTATAGGCGCACCGGCAGCGTTCAACCTGATGACGTTCATCAAGATGGCAAGTAGTTTCCCATCGCTCGAGAGTATCAAGCAAGACCCGTTCACCGCAGTAGTACCGAGCAAGATCAATGGGCAGTGCTACGTTATGTTCCGAGCACTCGCGGCGATAGAAGCAGACTGGGTAGATGCGTGGATGGACTACTCAGCACGACTCAACCCCGAGGTACAAGCAGTGTTTGCCAGTGCGCTCATCAACCGTAGTGACAAGGACGTGCACCCCAAGCAGAAGTTGTTTACACGTAACAAGAAGTTCTCGGATTGGACTATCGACAACGTGTATATCTTCCAAGCAGACAAGCGATAAGGAGCAGAACATGTTAGCAATTAAGCAATCATTGACCGCCGAGCAGCGGTTACACCGAGCAGTTGTGCTAGTCATGCGACACCCAGACTACGTACCGATGCAAGGTATTCTCTCGATAGGTTCACGCGCTGTCGATGACAAGACGCCGACCGCATGTACTAATGGTAGAGATGAGTGGTATGGGCGTGGGTTCATCGAGGCGCATACCGATCCCGAGTTAAGGTTCACGGTGCTACACGAGAACTACCACAAAGCTCTCAAGCATCTGGCTACCTATGACAAGTTGTTCCGCATCAACGGGCAGTTGGCAAATATGTCGTGTGATTACGTCATCAATGCCAAGCTCATCCAAGAAGAACAAGAACGTGCCAAGGGCAAGGCTGACTACAAGCCGTTCGTTGTTATGCCCAGTGGTGGGTTATATGAGCCTAGGTTTCTAGACATGTCTGCAGGCGAGGTGTTCAAGATACTACAGAAAGAACAAGAAGACGGTAAGGACATGTCCGACGCTGGCAGTATGGACGAGCACGACTGGGACGGAGCCAAGGAGCTGACACCGGAGGAGACCAAGGAGCTAACTGCCGAGGTAAACGAGGCGATACGCCAAGGCACCATGCTTGCCGGTAAGTTGGGCGGTGGTCTGGACAAGATGTTTACTGACAGTGCGATACCCCAAGTCAATTGGCGTGACGTGTTGCGGGATTTCTTACAGACAACATGTTCTGGAAATGATATGTCAACGTGGCGACGCCCCCGACGCAAGACAATGGCGCATGTGTATATGCCCAGCGGCATCAGTGAGCAGGTGGGTGAGTTGGTGGAAGGTGCCGACATGTCAGCGTCAATGGACAGGGTGATGCCGATCATACGTGCGGAGACAGCTATGCTCTTAAACACGGTCAAGCCCGAGCAGTTACGCGTGTTGTATTGGGACACTAAGGTATGTGGTGACGAGGTGTACGACAGCAACAACATGGACACGTACGAGAGTTCGACCAAGCCCAAGGGTGGCGGCGGTACGAGTCCATCATGTGTCCCTAGCTATATGACTGACAACGGGATACGCCCCCAAGCAGCGATCATGATTACGGATGGCTATGTCGGTGGCGATTGGGGTACGTGGACGTGCCCAGTACTGTGGATCATCATCGACAACAGACGGGCCAACCCACCATGTGGGAAGGTAGTACACATAGACAGTAACAAGTTATGAGGATGAACATGACTGAGACAATGTATATGACGGGAGAACGTCACCCCCAATCGACCAAGCTATTCAACGGTAGACCCCTGACTAAGGGTAATTACGCTACCCGCGCGGAGTTGGAAGAAGCGGTGCTTGACCGGCACAACCGAGGGTATGGTTACAAACGCATCAGTAGGGTAGTGGGTGTAAGTGACATGACCGTGGCCAACATAATTAAACGATGGAAGGAGAAGAGCGATGGAATACCTAGCCACACTAAGTGATGTAGGAGATTCACGCCGAAGGTTTGTGAGTGAATCGACCAAAGAGTACATAAGGTACACACGGCAGAGAGAAGCCGCAATCAAAAGAGATAGAGAGGTAGCGAGAATGAGGAGTCCAAAGGTAACAAATGTCATGGCGCGTAGTAGTGTGCAGGAGCGCACGTCATTTCTTGGTAATAACTTGTTTGGACAATGGACACACAATGATGCGCAGCCTTACAGCAAGTACGTTGTATACAGCTATGGATATCATTGGCCGTTGTTTATATACGAGAGGGGTGTTTGGTACGAGAACATTGATAAGCACAGTGTTACTACGTCCAAGCACAGAACACAAACGCACCCGTTGGTAGATACCGTAGCGATGACATTAGAGGACATGTTAACAATACGGGATCATGGGGTAGCAGGTGTAGCAATAGGTATCAACTAAATAGTAAACGGAGAGAAGCAATGCGTAGATTTATTAGTAATGTACATATCGGTTATAACGTGGTCGAAGAGGTTAAAGATTTAGTATCCCTAGACCCAATTTACATGCTGCCACAGGTAGAGAAGTATGTTAACGCCGTCAAGTCATCGTTCCCCCACTGCAATTTTGGGGTAGTAAAAGATAGTTTTAATGAGGGGGCTAGGAGTAACATTAGAAAAGTACACATGTACAGAGATCAGGACAAGTATTCTCTGGGTTGGTTAGGGTACATGGACGCTCGGAATGCCCCCGCAGAATACATACCAGCGTTTACGATATGCACACCGAATATACAAAATGACAAATACAGTTACGATTCTACTGAGTCGTACCGACTACGTACTACCAACCTCAAGAAAGCAATTAGCAATGCTCGAGCCTACTTAAAACTTTGGGATCCTGTACATGTCGTCAAGTTTGTACTGCAACACCACGCCCCAGAGATACGTAAGAGTTGGCAGGAGGATATCAAGAGTGATGCTCTCGCTATCTTCGAGGCTAGAGAGGGGGTAATAACCGACCCTAATTTTGTGGATGAACTACAGAATATGTTGAACGTTGGGTATGAGTTTATAGTACCTACCTTACGCACTAAAGTAATGGAGTACATGCAGTTACTGCAAGACCGGCAACAGCCTACCCATTCTCAAGCCGTGCTATGCGTTCGCCCATACTTATTACCTAGCAATGAGACGCAGATGTTCGATGTCGTGCAGATCGATGACTTTGATAGTGAGTGGGCTTGGAAGATGAAGGTATTAGATCACACAAGTGTTACCTACACTGAGGACACACTGCCCGAAAATATTGTGCGCAAGATTGCTATGGTAACCATAGCCGAGGAAGGGCAGTTCGTTGATGGTATAGGGCTATGGGCGCAAGGGATGTATTATGTTACTGTGTAGTAACGACAATCTGATAGTTAAAGACACTATATACTTAGTAACAATATGCCCTAATACAGAACATGTTGAAATAGTATGTATTGGTATAGGATGTGTTGACAACACCTTACAAGGGAGTTACTCTTCTTTAAGTGAGCTACCAACAGTGATACAAGGACGTATCACTACGCTCATGATTACAGAGCAGTGGGGTGTGCCAATAGACGATGTTGGGGTACGAATTAATGAGGATACGTTTTGGATATACAACTAGAAGAAATACCTCCCAAGGTAGATAAGCAGATCTACTATATAAAGCATGGGTTCTATAGCAGTGAATATTTGAAGGCTAAACGTGTGGAGTATAGCTACGGCATTACGCCTAGTAACTTTAATGTAGATACCTACTTACGATACCTTGGGGAAACATGCTGCCCAGATCCAGCGGAGTGGGTTGCATACCCCGAAATAATAATCGACTTTTACTCTGACGAAGAGGCACGCCTTGGGTATGAGTATTTAACAGGTGATAAAGCTACACCCTATAAAGCAATGCACTCTAGTGACTCAAGTTGGTGCGACGAGCAGAGTAGGTTACCTAGACCCCCGAGGAATAAAGTTCTGTTTGATAGGTGGCAGAAGGAAATGAGTCAGCCCACCGAAGAATTTATGGCGTGGCACAAGAAAGCTACTGAGAATGCCGAGCACCGTGAGCAACGAGACGCTAAACACGATAGAGAGATGGAAGAGTATACCGAGGCAGTGAGGCTTAGTTTAGAACAAGTTTACGGTAGTGAAGTGCAGTTAGAGATAGTGTCACAAGCACAGTGGTATAGGGATCGAAAAGCTTTAAAGGATAACAAGTAATGAACGATGAGCAGACAGACCAAGTAGTCATTGCGTTGAATAACATAGCGGACTCATTAGCGCGGTTGCTTGAGATCGTTGAAGAACAACTCGAAAAAGAATCTTGATACCAGTTCCCAAGGAGAACAAATGACCCCCGAGGCCAAAGTTAAACGCGTTATTACCAACCAGCTTAAAGCGTTAGGTGCGTACTACTTCTACCCAGCAACGGGTGGATATGGTCGGAGCGGTGTGCCCGACATAGTAGGGTGTTATAAAGGACGGTTCTTTGGTATCGAATGCAAGGCGGGGAAGAACAAACCGACAGCATTGCAGCAGAAGAACCTAGATGATATTGCCTCGACAGAGGGGATCGCGCTTCTAATCAATGAAGCCAACATGAGGGATGTCACGCAGCTATTGGGTGCGGCATCAAACCAACACCAGCTTGAGCTGGAATTTTAAGGAGAGGAATGTGAGTAAGAGAGAGAAGGTACTTGAGGTAATGGCGAAACACCCTAGTTGGGGTGTGCTCTTAGTGGCAAAGAAGGCTAAGTGTAGTCCTAGCTATGCGCACTTAGTGCGTAAACAAGTTAAAGAAGCAGAGTATAACGCTGCCAAAGCAGAGCTTGAAGCGGAATCGACAGCAGCGGCAACGTCGGTATCGGTACCTGCTACCGGAATAAGTGCCGAAGTAGAAACAAGTTATAAAAATAATAAGGATTTACCCCCTACGCCGGTAGCAACAAGGAGCCACATCCTAGATACCGCCAAATCGTACATCACGAGGGATAGACAAGCAGACCACGGCGATGCAGAGGATAACTTCTCGCGGATCGCTGGGTATTGGTCATTGCATACGGGTACCACGTTAACTGCTACTGATGTTGCAGTAATGATGGCGCTATTAAAGGTAGCTAGGATCAAGCAGAACCCCCAGCATGTTGATAACTGGGTGGATGGTGCAGGATATTTCGCCTGTGGTGGTGAGATAGCGAACCAATAAAAATAGTCCGACCTTTCCAGTGTGTTAAAGCAGACTCAAAATGCGAGTATAACTGACACCGAAGGGGTGCGAAGCCCCTACTTATAACGGAAACCGGCTTACGATATTTTTGTTAAGTGGTCATCCTATAAACTTGTTACCGGATATGATATGGATCTTATTACTATAGACTTCGAGACGTTCTACTCTAAGAGCTTCTCACTAACTAAACTTACGACAGAAGCTTACGTTCGTGACCCTCGATTCGAGGTGATCGGCGTTGGTATAAAGGTCAACAACGGATCGACTGAATGGGCGAGTGGAACTCATGGGCAGATTAAAGAGTATTTACATAGTTTCAACTGGGCGAACGCTGTGGTGCTGGCTCACAACACAATGTTTGACGGCGCTATACTATCTTGGCTATTCGATATTCATCCTAGGGTGTGGGCTGACACTTTGTGCATTGGCCGCGCTATACATGGGGTGGAAGTTGGGGGTAGCCTCAAAGCGTTGGCCGAACGATACAAGATTGGCGCTAAAGGTACCGAAGTTTTAGATGCTATTGGTAAAAAGCGTTTGAGCTTTACTACTGACGAGCTGAGTCGGTATGGGGACTACTGCATTAATGATGTCGAGTTAACCTACAAACTCTTTGGGATTATGGGTAAAGGGTTCCCCAAAAAAGAATTAAAAATCATAGACTTAACCTTACGTATGTTCATCGAACCTATGTTGGACTTAGATTTAGGGTTGCTAGAGAGTCACCTAGAAGATATTAAAGACATTAAAGATAAGCTGCTAGAGGATGCTAATACAGACCGGAAGAGTTTGATGAGTAACCCCAAATTCGCAGACTTGTTATCAACTTTCGGGGTTGTCCCTCCGATGAAGACCAGCCCTACAACAGGTAAGGAGACCTTCGCATTTGCCAAGTCTGATGAAGCTTTTAAGAAGCTGTCCGAGCATGAGGACTTTAGGGTGCAAGCAGTGGTAGCAGCACGGCTAGGGTTGAAAAGTACACTGGAAGAAACAAGAACTCAGCGGTTTATCAATATCGCTAAACGGGGATTACTACCTGTACCGGTTAGGTATTATGCCGCGCACACCGGACGGTGGGGTGGGGATGACAAGATCAACCTACAGAACTTGCCCAGCCGTGGGCCAAACGGGAAGAAGCTAAAGCGTAGTCTGATTGCTCCAGATGGATACATGTTAATTGATTGTGATTCAAGTCAGATCGAAGCACGCGTACTTGCATGGTTGGCGGGGCAGGAGGACTTAACAGTGGCATTTAATGTTGGTGATGATGTCTATAAGAAGATGGCGATGTCTATATATGGCGTCAACAGGGAAGAAGATGTCACTAAAGACCAGCGGTTCGTTGGTAAGACTACTATCCTTGGTGCCGGTTACGGTATGGGCGCTGCGAGGTTTAAGGATCAACTGCAATCGCTTGGTTTTGCAATGGATATAGCGGAAGCACGTCGTATCATAAAGGTATACAGAACTACAAACGATAAGATAAGCGCCCTGTGGCGCGATGCTGGAGACATGTTATTTTATCTAGCCCAAGGCAATGCTACAGATTTTGGTAAAAGTTATGTGTTCAATGTGGAGCCAAAGCTGTCGGCACTACGCTTACCTTCAGGGCTGCTTATGCGGTATGACGACCTCACCCTAACTAAAGATGAAACTACGGGTGATTCAGAGTATACGTACAAAACTCGTAGGGGTCGCACTAGGATATACGGTGGTAAAGTCGTGGAGAATGTCTGCCAAGCGGTTGCGCGTTGCATTATTGGGGAGCAGATGTTAAAAATTGCTAAACGATACCGCGTTGTTTTGACGGTTCACGATTCCGTTGTATGTTGCGTTCCCGAAACAGAATTAGTAGAAGCACAAGCATATATAGAGAGTTGTATGCGTTGGACACCCGACTGGGCCGATGGTCTACCCGTTAACTGTGAGTCGGGTATAGGTAAGTCTTATGGAGATTGCGAGTGACTGAGATACTAGACTTTGAAGAGCATAGAACTAAGCACGCTAATAGGAACAAGTTATATATACACTACAAATCTAAGCCTGCGATACGCGAAGATGCCCGAGATATGGTGATTAGCTCCGTGGGGGTTGCCTCATTAGGGAACGACCCTGAGTTGGTTATCATGGTCAATCAGATGGAAGGCGGTCGGTTAGATACGGTGACGTTCAGCGTTGAAGAGATACCGCACCTCATGGATGCACTACAAGACGCATACGATTTCGTGTCTGGAGAAAATGAATGAGTATCGCACCTTGGTCGTTCAGTAAGATAAAAGCATTCGAGCAATGCCCTAAGAAGTTTTACCATTTAAAGATATCCAAAGATTACTCGGAGCCTGAGACTGAGGCGATGTACTACGGTACTGCGTTTCATGAAGCCGCCGAAGAGTACATACGTGATGGCACCCCGATGCCGCCACAGTTTGATTACGCTACAAAAGGTTTAGATTCCCTAAACTCTAAACGCGGTAGGAAATTGTGTGAATATAAGATGGGGTTGACTGAGAACCTAGAACCCTGCGACTTCTTTGCGGATGACGTATGGTGGCGGGGTATTGCTGACCTAATAATCATAGATGACGACGATAACACCGCATGGGTAGTGGATTATAAAACAGGTAAAAGTGCTAGGTACGCTGATAAAGGGCAGCTCGAACTGATGGCGATGGCTATGTTCAAACACTTCCCGAGCATAACGAAAGTACGAGGGGGGCTACTGTTTGTGGTCTCTAATGAATTAATAACAGGTACCTATAATGCCCATGACCAAGGGCCGTTGTGGGAGAAATGGTTGCGGGACTACGTAAATATGGAAACCGCATTTAATAATGATGTTTGGAACGCTAGCCCCAGCGGGCTATGCAAAGCACATTGCGTGGTGCTTGAGTGTCCACATAACGGGAGAAGTTAAATGCCTTATAAAAATAAAGCAGATCGAAAGAAACAAGTAAACAAACCTGTAGATAGTCCAGAGTTCAGGCGTCGTATGGCGCGACAGGAAGCTAGACGTGAAATGGACAGGACAGGTAAAGACGCTAACAAGAATGGCAAAGCAGACAAGCGAGAAGGCAAGGATGTTAGCCATAACAAAGCCCTAGCACAGGGCGGCACTAACAAGGACGGCGTGAAGGTGGAGAGTGCGAGTGCTAACCGTAGCCGTAACTTAAAGAAGAAGAAGAAGAAAACTACCAGACGCCTAGCCTGATGCGTCTCTAAAAAACGCGGTCTTGTATATGCCGTAAAAATTAGGTTAGTCCAAAGGTAGTTCATACCGATATCGCAGACCTAGCCCTATCTGTGGACGAAGCAGGGCTACTACCGAGGAATATAGATGGAAATTTACCAGAACAAGGCGTTGCTCTTGCGACTCCGCAACCCTGCAAAAGTCACCGAGGTCATACCCTACAGCAAAGTAATAGCACCCGATCAGGTGCTGGTTCGGTGGGGTATAGACGAAGCGCAGGTCTTAAAGAATCTAAGTATTAGCGTACCCTCTCCTATTGAAGGACGTTATAAGTGGACAGGTAAGTACACACCGTTCGACCACCAGAAAGCAACCGCTGCCTTTATGACCATGAACAAACGGTCATTCTGTTTCAACGAGCAGGGTACAGGCAAGACTGCTAGTGCTATCTGGGCTTCAGACTTCCTGATGCAACAGAAGAAAATAAAACGTGTTTTAGTTGTATGCCCCCTCTCTATCATGGACTCAGCATGGAAGGCTGACCTGTTTTCTTTTGCAATGCACCGTAAGGTAGCCATAGCCTATGGCGCAGCCAAGAAACGGCGAGAGATTATTTCGGGAGATGCTGAGTACGTCATCATTAATTACGATGGGTTAGAGATCGTATCCGAAGCGGTAGCAGAGGGTGGGTTCGACTTAATTATTGTGGATGAGGCGACTCACTATAAGAACCCCCAGACAAAACGCTGGAAAGTACTGAATGCCCTACTGACCCCAGACAAATGGCTCTGGATGATGACGGGTACCCCTGCGGCACAAAGCCCAGTAGATGCTTATGGGTTAGCAAAACTGGTTAGCCCAACGAATGTTCCTAGATTTGCCAGTGCGTTTAGGGATCAGGTTATGACCAAGATCACTAACTTTAGGTGGATACCGAAAGAGAATGCCACCGATATCGTGTATCAAGCGTTACAACCAGCAATACGTTTCACCAAGGAAGAGTGCTTGGATCTACCGCCTATGGTGTATGTAAAACGTGAAGTTGCACTTACCAGACAACAGCTAAAATATTACAAGTTGTTAAAAGATCAGATGGTTATGGACGCAGCAGGAGAGCAGATAACCGCAGTCAACGCAGCCGTAAGTATGAATAAGCTATTGCAAATAAGTTGTGGGGCCGTATATACCGATAAGGGGGATACTTTAGAGTTCGACATATCTCATAGATATAAGGTTTTACAGGAAGTAATTAATGAGACAGCTAAGAAGGTACTAATATTCGTACCCTTTAAACATGTTATAGACATATTAGTAACACGTTTGAGGTCTGACGGGATTACAACAGAGTTAATCCGAGGTGATGTTAGTGCGGGAAAGCGTACGCAATTGTTTAAGGAGTTTCAAACCCAACCTGACCCTCGCGTATTAGTCATACAACCCCAAGCTGCTGCTCATGGGGTGACGCTTACGGCAGCGGATACCGTTGTCTGGTGGGGGCCAACCAGTTCGTTAGAGACATACGCCCAAGCCAACGCCCGAGTGCATAGATCAGGGCAAACTAACAAATGTACGGTTGTCCAAATACAAGGATCTGCTATAGAAAAACATGTTTACAGCTTATTAGACAGTAAAATAAACGTACACACAAAGATGATAGACTTATACAAAGAAATACTTGACTAGACCATAGAAAACTACTACATTCTATTGTTCGATACATAGAGGAGATCGGATATGGAATCAGGAGATATATCCCCAGACAAGCTAGTCAAGGTATACCTGAGGATAAAAGAGGCTAGAGATGAGCTAAAAGCCGAGTTTGATGGGGTAGACAAAGGTTTAAAGGAGCAACAAGAAACTATAAAGAGCACCTTATTGGACTACTGTAAAACTCGTAATCTAGACAGCGTAAAAACTACAGAAGGGTTGTTTTACAGATCTGTCCAGAAGAACTACTGGACATCTGATTGGGATTCAATGAATAAGTTTGTCATAGAAAATGATTGTTTGGGCTTTTTTGTGAAGAAACTTAATCAGAACAACGTCAAGACGTTTCTTGAAGAGAACCCTGACAAACTGCCAGCAGGTTTAAACGCGCAGTCAACATACACACTTAATATAAGGAAGAAGAAATGAGTACCTCCCCCTTTGTAACTATACTGGAGCTTGCCGAACATCTTCGGGTTTCGGAATCAACATTACGCACATGGATTCGTACAGAGCGTATCCCAAAAAATCTATATATCCATGTTGGTAAGACCTATAGGTACGACCTTGAGGCGATTACCGAGGCGCTTAGGGGTGGTAAGGGCACCAAAAAAGTAGCACCTTCTTGGCAGGAGGAAGTAGCCACAATGGATGACGACGAGCCAACCGTAGTGCTCGAAAACCTAGACGAAGATTTTTAAGGTATCAACAATGACAAGCAATGTCACACGTATTAGTTTGTTTGATAACAAGTTTAATGGTTTACCATTTGACGAGCCGCCCGAATCTATAGACGTTGTTATTGTGGGGATTGCCCCTGCTTCAAGGATCTATTATTCTGGAGACTACAGCTCGTCTAACGTACAGCCCCCTACTTGTTGGTCAGCAGACGCAATAATACCTGACTCTGAAGTTCTCGAGGAGAATAAACAAGCACCTAGGTGCATGGATTGTCCTCAGAATATACGGGGTTCAGGTGGTGGAGTACGACGAGCATGTAGTACTGTACAGAGAGTTGCAGTAGTTCTTGAAGGACAGTTAGACACTGTGTATCAATTGCAGCTACCCGCTACGTCCATATTCCCCGATGCAGTAAACGGGAATATGCCTATGAGAGCTTACGGACGGTTCTTGCAGGAGTATGAAACCCCGCCGATGGCGTTAATAACTAACATTAGGTTCGACCCTGATAGTTCTTACGCTAAATTGTTCTTTCGGTCTGTAAGACCATTAGAGGAGCACGAGGTAGAGGCCGTCAATAAAACGATGGAGCATCCTGATGTTCGATTAGCGATTACTGCGAAAGCATTAATGACTAACGAGGTTATGGCGTCTCCGTTCGGGGTAGTAGACGGATTTGTATTTAATGAAAATGAGTAAATGGAGAAGGAAATGACAGTAGTAAACGAAACGTATACGGTTCAAAACGCAGTAGCATTATACCCTAGGATCAATCAGACCTACCGGTTTGACGCTGCCGAGGGACGTAGTGTTCCTTGTGGCCCTACCGAAGAAAATGCGGTCTATGACTTATCTTTTAAGATGAGTAAAGAGCAAGCCAAGAACCTGTACAAGGTTATGGTTAAAGCATACGCAGATAAAAAGAAAAAGGATTGGCCGGAAAAATTACCCCAACCATTCGAGGAAGATGGTGAAGGTATGTTTATAGGTAAGGCTAAATTGAAGGGTGCCTATAACGGACAGCTTACGACCAAGCCTATGCAAGTCGATGCAAGTAACCAAAAACTTAGTGATGATTTCGAGCTAACCACCAACAGTATAGTTAATATACATGTTGGGATGACGCCTTATTTCGCTAAAGGGAATGTAGGGCACGGGGTATCGTTACGGTTAAAGGCAGTACAAGTTATTAAGCACGAGCCTAGAGCGGTGACCTCTCCGTTCGGTGTGGTCGAAGGATTCACCCAAGATTCTGAGGTAAGCCCGTTTACTGCGCAGGGTGCGGTAGAGGTGGCAGAGCCTGATAGTGAGGATATCATCGACGCGGTGTTCGATACACCTGTAGAAGAACCGAAACTTAAAGTTACTAAGAAACAAGCTACTCCAGCAGAGGGAGATGCTGCTCTAGAAAGCATCATCGATCAATGGGATGACGAATCCTAATTAATCTGGGTCTTTTCTAAAAGAGACCCATCCCTAAAACAACACTCACGGCTAGACTAGTCGAAAAGGGCGTAACAATGCCCCTGCCGTGGTGTCCTCTGGATATGAGCAGCTATGAGCACAGGAAAATTTCTTAGAGATACGCTTGCCGAGGGAGGGTTATATTGTCTATTCGCTTCTAACAAGAAAGAAGATACACGGATACAAAAATTCTACCCATCGCTTGACGAGTTAGAGAGCACTGCTTATGACTTAGATAGTAAAGGGTTCGATGTATATTTTGCGTTAGGCTCGTTCAACACTAAAGGTTCAAGAAAAGTAACGAATGTTAAGGCGTTTAAATCTTTTTTCTTAGATCTAGATTGTGGGCCAAGCAAAGATTTTATGACGCAGAGAGACGCAGGGGATGCGTTACGCGCTTTCTGTAAAAAGCTATCTCTACCTAAGCCGACGATTGTTGGTTCCGGTAGGGGGCTACATGTATATTGGAACCTTAAAGAAGCAGTACCATTTGGAGACTGGCTACCAGTCGCAGAACAACTTAAAAAGTTATGTGGAGATAATAAATTTGCAGCAGACCCTTCGGTCACGGCTGACGCGGCTAGGGTGCTACGGGTGCCCCACACCCATAATCATAAACCTGATGTGCCGAGTGAAGTCACCATACTTACTCAGGCTAATCCCGTAGACTTCGATCATTTTTCAGAACTTCTTGGTGGAGTTCCGATACCAGTTCCCAAGAAGACCTACCCCACGAAGTGGAACGCGGTCGCCAATGTTATGGCGGGGAACACTGAGGTTAGTTTTAAAGAAATATTAACAAAGACCATGCAGTCTAAAGGTTGCGAGCAATTACGCAGGGCGGTTACTGAGCCTAATGAAGTAGTCGAACCAGTCTGGCGAGGGGTTCTTTCTATACTGAAAGCGTGTAGCGACGGTTCACGAGAGCGAGCGCACACAATCTCCAAAGGGTACAAAGAATACTCCGAGGAAGAAACCAATGCCAAGTGGGATAACCTTACCCCCGACAAGCGTTATACTTGTTCCGAGTTCTTCAAACAGAACCCCGATGGGTGCGAAGGCTGCATCCACAAGGACAAATTACGCACCCCATTGCATATTGGCTCCAAAGTTATAGAAGCCAGTGCGGAAGACAATGTTGTCGTATTACCGTCTGCTACTATCCCCGAAGCCCCTATTCAAACGTATGTTATTCCTGAGTATCCGTCCCCATACTTCCGTGGAATTAACGGAGGAGTGTATATCAGAACACGTAATGGAGATGGAGATGTGGATGAACAGCTCATATACCACAACGATATATACGTCGTTAAACGTATACGAGATCCTGAAATAGGGGAGGCAGTCCTTGTGCGATTGCACCTCCCACGAGACGGGGTACGAGAATTTACGATGCCACTAACATCTGTAACATCGAAAGAAGAGTTTAGAAAACAAATGGCTAAAGAAGGTGTAGCCGAAATGAGCGCAGGAATGGAGAAACTTATGAAATACACAACTACTTGGGTTAATGAGTTACAAGCAACATCAGGGGCGGAAGATGCTAGACGGCAGTTCGGTTGGACTGATGCCGAAGGGACATCATTCGTAGTAGGCAACCGAGAAATATTTAAAGATCGAATTGCGTTCAACGCGCCATCAGCCCACACGTTAGGGTTGTTCCCAGCGTTCGAGCCAAACGGTAGCCTAGAGGGGTGGAAAGAGACGTTAGATTTCTACAACAAAGATGGGTTTGAGGTGCACCAGTATGTAGTCGGTGCTGGGTTCGGGTCTATCCTGATGCACTTCATAGATGACATCGCGTGTTCAGCGTTACATATATACAGCAAGGCATCTGGCGTAGGTAAAACCACAGCACTCAATGCAGCGGCATCTATCTGGGGGAACCCAGAGGATTTATTGATCCATAAAGCGGATACGATGAATCTTAAGATGCACCGTAGTGAAGTACTGCATAGCCTACCGCTCCTGATGGATGAGCTGACCAACACTAGCCCACAAGAGTTAAGTAATATCTCCTACCAGTTTACCAGTGGTAAGCAGCGGGGGCGGTTAGTTAGTGGGGCAAACCAAGAACGGGTTAGGGGATTACCTTGGAGTTTGCTAGCAGTAACTACGGGTAACACCAGTATCATAGAACGTATCCGTATGTATAAAGCTGGGCCAAATGCTGAAGCGCAAAGAATCCTAGAAGCTAGAGTGCCTCGTATGTTTAATGATTACGAGGATAAAGCCCTTACCGATAAATTCAGTAGGGCTATAAGTACAAACTACGGGCACGCAGGTGTGCTATTTGTGCAGTATGTAATGAACAATAAAGAAGCTGTTATGGATCTTATCGACAAGGTACAGTACAGGATCGATAAAGAAGCCAAACTAACGTCAGAAAATCGATTCTGGTCGGTAGGGGTTACCGTGACATTGGTAGGTTTAATACTCGCACGTAGGATAGGACTAGTGAACTACGACGTACCTAAAATACAAACGTGGATCGTAGGGGTTTTAGTAGAAAACAAGTTAAGGAGTGAAGACATGGCTATATCTATAGAGCAGACACTAACGGAGTATATTAACGAGCATATTGACAACATCTTAAGGATTAAGAGTACCAGCGACCTGCGTAAGCAAGATGGTACCCCTATGGACTCTATCATTGTCCCCGAGGCTAATCCTAGGAATAAGTTGGTTGCCCGCTATGAGACAGACGTTAAGAAGTTGTACCTGATGCCAAAACCTTTTAGGGCTTGGTGTGGGGAGCAGCAGATAAATTATACGGCGCTTATATCCGATATGATGGAGAAGCTTGGGGCGGTCAAGATGAAGATGCGTATAAGTAAAGGTACACAGTTAAACTTACCCCCAACAGACGTTATCGTCGTGCAATTCTCGGAAGGTTTTGTAGATGCAGCCCCAGATAATACGTCTGAATGATCTGCACCCTGATGGTGTTAGGATACGGGTAAGCTGGGAGAAGATGGTTGTTAACGCTTCTATCTTCATCCCTTGTATCGATACCGATACAGCATTAAAACAAGTAAAAAATATAGCCGAAGAACGTGAGTGGGTCATTACTACTCGGGTGCAGATAGAGGCAGGTAAACTAGGGGTTCGCATTTGGAGAGATCTGTGATACATTTGCGTGCAGCAGTGGTTAACTTCCTTCTCTCAAGTGACACTCGCTGCTACCTCCCTCTGCTTCCTCGGCAGTCTATCCCCCTCTTCGGAGGGGGGTTTTAATTTATACCTTAGGAGGATGTATGGAACCCACCCGAATTGAGCTGTTATTAGCATGGATGACTTTAATCAAGCTGCGCGATAGTAACGTCTTAGGCCCAGAAGACGACCAGATAATACTCAGTGCCCTACGTATATTAGATACCGAACAACGTCAATCGTAAATGAACGTTGGGTTTTCATCGTAGTCGCTCTCTAAGTCAGCAAGTAGTGTTGCGTATTTCTTAGAGTACGTAGCCCCCGCTTGCATACGCGCTGTAGTTTGGAAGCTACCACGTAAGGATCTTTTTAACGTATCTGAGTCTATAAAGGCTTTAGGGTTACGTTTGTTGAATTTATCTATGTCTTCCATAACAGATATAAGCGCAGACATGTCTGCATTTTTAATAGCTAAGTAGTAACGACTTGTTAATTTTTTAGTCTGTTTAGATAAGGCTTTAGTTATTTGTTTCTTCTGAGCGGTTTTTTGCAGTTCAAAGGAGTATCGGACGGGCATAAACCCAAAGAACTGTCCCGCCAACTCCCCTGCGTGCAGGTCTTCTAAGATAAAATCGTCTCTCTTAGTTGCAATACCCCCCGCGTCTGCAATACGGGCAGTTTTCGCTATATTTCTAAGTGAAGCAGGGAGCATTGTCTCTACACCCTTGTAGATTTGGCCTTCATTTATATAGTTATAACCACGCTCAGTTTGCATCGCCAACCCACCGACTGGCCCCATAACAAGTTCCGCCATCTTCCAGAATACTGATTGATCTTTCTGTATGAAACTGTCTCGGAATATAAGATCCGACAGCCCTATCCGCGTAGATACATCTACCCCAGTAACGTAGTTTACTACCCCGCCGTACCCAACCTCACCTAGCGTTTGGCGTACTCTCGTATCCATTGTTTCTTCGTCATCATCAAATAACATGTCCATAAACATGCTTATTATCCCGTACCCCGGTACCCCCGCAGCACCTGCAAACAAAAAAGAACTTAGATAGATGGCACCGAACTGTTTTCTAGCTTCTAGCTTTAGCTGTTCATTTTCTTTGTCACTAAGTGATGGGTCACCCTTCACGGAGTCACGCCCAAGTTGTGCGAACAAACCGGTCATGGATAACCCATACCGCTTAAACAAGTATATAACTTTACCGACGTGCTTTTGTGCCCACCGAGGAGCAGATCCAGTGGCTATGCTACTGTTAGTTAGCTCCGTTAGGAATATAGATTCTTCAGCCGCTTCGCGTTGAGTCGATTCTAGTTTTATATCTTTGCCTTGATCCGCTAGTCTTTTTAGATGTAGCTTGTATGCACTAATAAGGGTGACGTGCCTAACAAACCGTTCTGAGTACGAGAACATAAACGAGGTGTATTTGTTTAGACTTCGCATACTCAGTTTTCTGGGTATAGAGACTAACCCTAAAAATTTAGGGTCACTGTCAGGGGCAGCTTCTAGTTCTATCGCTTCTTGTATCTGTGATCGTTGACTCATTCCGTTAGCTTCAACTACCTGACTTAGGACTTTGAGCATCGCTATTTCAGGGTGATCTTTTTTAAGTTGCTTGTTGTCGAAATCAAAATTAGTCAGCGCGTGGGGGGCACCTAATGCACCCTTGACTAGGTACGTCCCGTCACCTTCCGGCCCAAATACCTCTACGGTTCTGCTAAGGCCGCTCATAGAAAATATTTTTGACGCTTCGGCCATAACTTTAAACGTCTCCGTAAACCCGTACTTACCACCTAATACTGGATAAACTACCGTAGGCAAAGCTGCCGTTTGGATTAGGGCGGAAGACATGTTCGCACCTAACGTAAAGTTAAACCCTAAAGACGTTAAAAAACTAGCCCAACGTTCGACGTTAGGGTTACGGATAAAGTCAGCACGTTTACTTAACTCGTCTGCTAACGCCGTAGCCACGCTCCCGTTCGCACGCGCTTCAACCCCCAATTGCTCCGTTAGCTTTGTGATTTCAGGGGCGTACTGTAGTTGGATTATCTGACGAGCAAACGAGTTACCCCGTTGCATCATGATGAACACAGGATCATGTTTGGGAGGTGCAAGTGTACCCGCAGCGAGAGCGTCTTTTCGGCGCTTGGCCTCTCTAGGAGTGATATCCCCTATAAAACCCCTACGACCTTTTCGTTTTGCTAATGATTTAGCCATAGAAGTTTGCGGTAGCGTATCGGCAAACAGTTTTACTATATTGTCAGTAACGGCATCGTAATCTGCATCAGACTTAAAACTACCTTTATTTTCACCTAGAGATGCCAGTATAGAGTTTACAAAAGATCCATCTGGAGCATTTCGATAATTTTTTATTGTTACGCTTTGTTCTTGTTGAAATTCAGCTTTTGTCCACCCGTCTTCGGCAAATATTTCTTCAAGTTCTAATCTTGCGGCGGCTCTAGCTCGGTTACTTTCAAAAGACTCTACAAAATATTCATTCTTCCCTGTAGTAGGATCTAAAGCATGGTACGTAAGCCAGAACTCCCCTTCCCGCACTAACGGGAAGAACGGGTCTATAATACCACTATTAAATAATTCATCGTAAAGACGTTTGTATACTTTAGCACTCGTTTTAGAGTCCGATATTGTACCGTCTAAACGTGTTTTAAGCGCACCCATTAGCATGTCAAAGAATGCTTTGTAGGTGTTGCGCATAGTCTTGTAGTGCTGCTGCGCTTCAGGGCTAAGTTTTTTATAGTCAGCATTAACAATTTCCCACTGGGAAAAAGTACGTTTATCGGCAGACTTCTTATACTTAGCAGCGGCTTCAACCCTATTTAACGTAGGGTCTACCTCAAACAAAGTAGCTCTATTTTCTACATCACTAAGTAAACGATACTCTTGAGTATTGTTCTGGAAATAATCCATCATGGGTTTAGCGGTATAGTTAGCCTTATCAAGTAGTTTACCAACGCTACCAGACATCTCGTTGACAATACTGTTTAGCCTAGGGGCCGACTTTAGCCCTGCCCTTTTCGCTTCCATAGTAAGATTTAACAGGGGTATATTGGCGAGTACCCCTGACTTCAACCAGTCGGGCAGACTAAGAGATATTGTTTCAGATAGCCGATCAGACTGCGCTTTAGTTGTTGCCGCCCTATCTTTTGGAGGAATTTTAACCCCTGCCCCTTCAGCGATAGGCGCTAGATCATCGTGACTAGCTGCGTTGTCTATCTCACCTTCACCTCGAGTTTCCGAATTGGTGGCAAGGATCGCGCTAATTAACTGATCTGCTTCGGTCAACGCCGAATCTTGAGGGCGTGTGTTTTCACGGAACATAACATTGGCTCTAACATCCAAGCCCAATTTACTACGCAGGAAATTAACAACTGCGTTGTAGAAACGCTCCCACAGAGTCTTGCCTTTAATATTGACCTTAGCCAATTTCTTTTGGAACTCAGGGTTACTGAATACTTCGGCAACAAATTCTTTTAGTGAACCGAACCCGTAAGCTTCTGGCAGTGCTTGCTTCGCATCATCGAACAAGGTCTGGAGCTTTTTAGTTAGGGGGTGGGACTTATTGTCGAGCGTGTTAGACGTTAACGCGTGTGATGCTTCGTGCATAATTGGGTGAGCAGTTAGCCCCAACTGTGAGTCTAAGGTGATCGTGTTCGTTGCACTATCAAACGATCCTGCTACAGGCTCTCCGTCTGCATCTTTTAGATCTGTTTTGAAAACTACCTTAACATCACCCATTGCAGAACTTAGTTTCGTTGCCATCCCTGCAAGCTGCTCATTAATTAAAGAGTTACCTAATCTACGTAGAGCGTCTTTAATATCCCCAGCTTCTAATGCCGCTATAACTTCAGGGTGTACAGGCACATCCAAATTAGATATTGCTGAGACCTTGAGGTAGTCTCTGATTGCAGCAGCAAGTTCTTCAGCCTTAATTTTTTCGGACGACTGAATCATCTTAGTGACAGCATCTAAAAAGGTCTTTTCAGCAGCGGCTATTTTTTGGTTGTTCGGTAAATTACCTGTACCTTCCAACGCAATTTTTGCGGCTAAATCTTCTCGTGCTTGTTGAGCCTGTATATCGCTTTTTTCTTTAGTAGTTAGAGCCTCCCCGATAGCTGCAGCGGTAGCCTCGTAGGTAGCAATGTCTGAATCTTCATCTAAAGTGGTATTTATATCTTGAGTGGTAGCATTTGGCCCAAACATATCCTTAACGCTGGCTTCTAGGTTAACTGCTATGTCGGCATCTACAGATTCATTGTATAAATTTGCGGTTACTCGATTGTTAGTAGTGTTAGCTAAGTTATTTAACCAAACTAAATTAGCGCGTTCTACGGTCTCTAACTGTTTTTTAATGCTATCGGACAGGTTTGCTTTTGCCCAAGCAATAACTAAGGCAGCATTTTTACTACCCATACCTTTGAATAGCGCAGTTTCAGTTGCAGTAAAAGTATCTTCTGGTGGGATGCCTAAATATTTCCCTGCCTCCTCAGTTTCTTTTTGGTTCCTAATATATTGAGGGGAGAACACCGCATCAAAAGCAGCGATCCTTAGGGCTGCTGATATAGTTGGGTAACGCCCAAAGTATATCTTTATAGCGTTTAGTTCAGCATTGGCTACTGTATCTTTATCTGATAATGCTGAACCTTTTTTACTGCGCTTACCTTTAGTGTTTATTTTTTCAAGTACGGTATTTCTATCTTTAGCTGTAGATACGTCTTCTGTATCCTCAGTCATTTGGGAAGCGGCTGCTCGTACTTCAGGATCTTTATTACGATTTGCCCAAGCCGTAGTATATACTTTTTTGGTAGTCATCCCTTTAGGGAGCTTTAATACTTTACGCCCTTCAGTAGTTGGTTTCTTAGCCGCCTTCTTAGGAGTAGCTTTCTTCGGAGCAGCTTTCTTAGCGGGCTTTTTAGTAGTTTGTTTTTTAGCAAGTTTTACAGTTGGAGGTAGAACTGTTTCCCCACCAATAGTTATAAATTCAGGGTCAACATCCTGCCCATAGTCTAAGTATACCCCTACAGTTTCCCCTTCAGGGTTTAATTGTTCGGTAATTACAGCTTCTGTTTCCGTATACCCTGTAACTTTATCGTTAGCATCCGAGGTAGGTTTTCTTACCGATACAGTATCCCCGATAGTAAAGTCGGTAGTGGGATCTGTAGGTGTAGGTTCAGCAGTTGTTTTGGCAGTAGGCTCTACAACAGGCTCTACAACAGGCTCTACAACAGGCTCTACAACAGGCTCTACAACAGGCTCTACAACAGGTTCGCCCGCTACCTCTACGGTTTCTTCTTCTACTACTCCAGCCTCGGGTTCTCCAACGGGTTCAACAACAGTTTCAGCGTTTATAGCATCGATATCAGCGAATGTTTCTTCGTAAGATTTACCTGCACTTGCAGCCTTTAAAATCCTAGCTAACTTAGCTTGTTGCTCTGGAGAACGTCCCGTAGCATCCCCGCGTGGTGTATCAGGTGCAGCGGGGGGAGCAGCTTCAACAGGTGCAGCTTCTTGTGCTTCAAGTGTAACGGGCGCAGCTTCTTGTGCTTCAGGTGTAACGGGTGCAGCTTCTTGTGCTTCAGGTGTCGCAGGGGTAACGGGTACAGCTTTTCGTGCCTCTAAGGTTTTAGCGACTAGGGTGTCAACAGCACCCATGTAAACGTTAGCACTCTCCCCACCTAAATTATTCCTGATGTTTTCGTAGGTCTTCTCAATTTTATCCAGTACGACGCCATCGCTCTCTTCGACATCTTTGCGTGCTTGCCCTACAAGCATATCAAAATCTTCTTGGGCAACTGTTTCAGGTTTAACTTGCCCTAACGTTGGGTCTTCCGCCACAGCATTTTCAGTAGCGGTCTGTACTATAGGCTTCTCAGGGGCTACCGTTTCAGTGGTTGTTTCTTCTAGGGTATCAGTATCGGCTAACGTAGCAGCGGGAGCAGTGGCTTCTTCGCCGGTATCTGTCAGAGGTGCATCTCCCGTTGGGCCACGAGACTTACCCTTTGTAAACACATCAACTAACGCTTGGAAGATACCGCCGGCAGTACCACCAATAGCCGCTTCTTCAAGTACCCCCGTATCAACCAGCTCGCGCTCTGGGTTATACCCACGCTCGGCTAAATTTTGCAATATGGCAGAAGCTGCTTCCTGTGCGCCTTCTATCACACCAGTCTTACCGGCACTAACTAGACGTTGCTCTATCCGTTTTAAGAAGTTCACACCATCAATTGGGTTGTCACCTAATTTCTCTACAAGTTTATCTACACCGGGAACACGTAAGAATTTAAGAGGTCGCAGTAACGGTATACCCTCTATCGCACCCGCTAGTAATACTTCTTTAGATCCTATGGCTTCATCACGAGCTTCCTCAGAAACACCTGCGTCTCTAGCACGTTCACTGGCTATACCACGAGCAACCCCATACCCCAACCCACCTAGGACTGTACCACTTGCAAGTGAAGCCGCAGTTGCAGCAAACGCAGCGGGGGCTAGGGCAGCGACACCTAGGGCAGCGACACCAGCCGGTGCGGCTAAACCTACAATAGAGCCTAAGCCTGCGGACACTTGGTAGGGTATAGATTCTGGATCACCTCCTTCAGGGCGTATCGATTCAGCGATACCTTGAATACTTTCCCGAGAAGCTAATTCCTCCTCTTCGTCCATTAAGGTTGCGGCACCTAGGGCAGCAGTCTCTCCCATGCCAACAGCGCCAGCACCAAAACCTGAGAATACGTTGTCGAAAAACCCAGCATCCTCACGTTGTTTTGCTATACGTCGTTGACGACCCTCTTCTCGTATAGCTTCTATTCGAGATTCAAAGTCTGAGGTTTCTGGTTCTATGGGTGCGGCTTCATCCGCTATTTGACTAGCAGCGTACCTAAAGAACATCTCATCTGGCGCATCGACCGGGCCTTTAACTTCAAGCACGCGCCCATCAGGAGTTCTTATTTTTTTAGTAACCGATTCCATACGTAGCCTTAACTACTCCCAGTAACGACTTCAAACCCAGCAAAATCATCATCGCCGCCCTGTAACTGCTCGTTGAAAGCTGCTACTTTTGCTAACTCTGAAGCTACCGCTTCTCTCAAAGACTCCGCTTGAATTTTTAGTTCAGTAGCTACATCAGTCTTAGGGTCTTTAGCTTCCGCTAGTGTTTTTAGAGAGCCTAGATTCTGCATATCAGTAGATAACTCTATAATCCGCTTATTAACCTCCGCTTCTTGTTCAGCCATAAACTGTATGTTTTTCTGCTGTAACATCTGCCGTTGCTTGGTATCCATCGCTTGTATACGAGCAGTGTTGTACGCTGCAGTTAGCTCGTTAGCTTTTGAGGTAATCGCGTTTCGTTGCGCATCCGCTATTTGCTTCACTTCGGAGTTATACTTAGCTATCTTCTGGTCGTTTTCAGCTTTGTATATAGCGCGTTCTTCAGCATTCAAGGTTTGATACAGTGATACTTCTGCCGCCAAAGCTTTACTTTGACGTTCCATTTCACGCCCTTCAAGACTTTCTCCACTAGCAAGAACAGTTTGCTCTATGTCTAACTGACGTGCTAAGTCTGTATCAGTAATCCCTTTAAGGGTGCCCAGAAGATCTTTATCTCTAGCGTAATCACTGGCTTCTTGCGCATCCATACCGGCTTTCATACCAGCCCCAGTTGTCCACGCTCTTCCTGAGCCACCTGCAGCCCCCGCAAGGAACTTATCAAATGATTTTTCACCCGCAGATCTATTACGCCTTGAGTATTCTTTTGCTATACCTTCTTGCTCTTCGTATAAGTCTTTCTGCCTTTGAGGATCTTTAATACTTGCAAGCCCTTTTTCAGCACGGTCTGAACCTCTTCCAAACGCCGTATCTACGTCAGCACCTCCTACTTTCTCGAGGGTCTTTTTAGCAGCACCTAACATTTCGGCAGACCTAGGAGTATCTACAACCCCCGCCGCCTCTAATTCAGGTTTTGGTGCTGGAGGTAAGGGTTCTTCTATTTTTTCTTCGGGTAACGCGTCAAATATTTTTTTTGTTCTGTCGTCTATAGGGGGTAACCCAGTAGGAAGATTTGCTCCCGGCGTTAAAGCTGCCAACCCTTTTGGGGCGCCCTTTACATTACCGAGCATTGGAGATTCAGGCAACTTTGTCGTACCGGTAAATTCCTTTTCTTCTTCTACTTCAACTTTCTTTTCTGGGATGCCTAGTTTTTGGCGGTAAGCTTCAGTCATAGAAAAATCTTTGCGTGCACTAGGTACCGCAGCAGCTTGCTCCATAGCTTGTTCTGCTTTCTCTCTAGGAAGACCCCTAGATTCTTGATCCGCAATCCGCCTTTCTAACTCTTCAAGGCTAATACCTAATTTTTTAGCTACCGCCCCACCATCAAAATACCCTTGTACAACACTGCCTGTTTCCCCACTAAACCCAACAATGCCGCCACCATACATACGTTCTAGGTTCGGTGCACGTTGAGACATTAGACCCCCAGCCGCCATCATCGGGGGTTGACCCTGTGGTCGTTGAGGTTGACCTTGCCCTTGCGCAGCACGCTGCATATTCTTCTGCTGCTGTTGCTGTTTGTTAGCTAAAACACCACCCACTTGTTGGGCTTTGCCCCTAGGATCTTGACCATCTCCAGCCATCTTCTGCACACGACCTAACAGCTCCTGCTCCATATCTTGAGCAACGGTAGACGGTTGTTGTGCCATAGACGCAGTAAGCTGTTTATCTGCTTCAGCGAGTAATCCAGCTACTTTCTGAGCTGCCAACAAGTATTTAAGTTCTTGCGTAACCTTATACTGTTGATTTAAGTACTCGGGTTTATTAGCGTACGTATCCGCAAGCTGGTCAATATCTTGCGCTACAGGTGTACCCATTAGTCCTTCAGAACTAGGGTTATATGCGTTACTCATAGCCATTAACTAGACCCCCCTGCAGCAGCAATAGCAGCGTCAATAGCCGCGTTTTCTTCGTCAGAAATAGTATTATCATCACTGCCGCTACCACCCCAACCTACCATCTTTAAGAAATTACCAATCCCACCTGCGGAGTTTAAAAGTTCTGATAATTTACTTGGAGCCGCGTAACTGTATGCTTGTGCCGCTATAGGCAACCCTTGCAGCAACGATTGCTGGTACTGAACTTGTTTGTACGGGAAGTCTCGCTCTTCTTCAAATTGAGCAATATCCGCAGTAATACCTTCTTGTTGGATAGCACGCTCTTGTGCACCCAGATTAGCTTGGTTCTGCAGAGCTTGTAGACCGTACTGGTTCGTAAGATTTTGCGCCTGCTGTGCCGCACTTTGCTCGGTATTAAACTGCTGCATGGCTTTATCGTACGCAGTTTGGTAGCCCTGCCCCGTAATGTTGGCAAGGTTTTGCCCTAAACTACGGTTTAATTCAGACTCCATAATGGCTTGACGTGAACCACCATAAGCGCCAGCTTGCGTTAACCTGTTAGCATCCCCAAGACGTGTGATCTGAGCTTGTCGCCGCGCTTCTTCAATCTGAGGGTTTAACGCCGATTGCAAATACGGATTCATGTAATCTTGTGCCGCTTGTGCAGTAAACTTCTGTGGTTGGAAACCCCCTGCACCCATCTGCCCCGTAGGAACTGCTAACCCTGCTACTCCTTGAAAGGCGGATTGTTGAGCAGTAGATTGCCCCGCCGTGAGTGGGCCACCATAAGCTTGGTACGGTTGGTTTGCAAGAGCTTGGCCCTTACCCAACATACCTGTAACATAGTCGCCAGCCCAGTTAGACAGGGAAGATTCAGTCCCTGTTTGCGTGCCTACAATATCTGTCCCTTCAGCCATAGTCTTCTACCTGCTTGGTATAAATTTGTTAGGGTTTATTTCTTTACCCTGTTGTTTATTGCCGGTACGGGCCTGTCGAACTTTATCCATCATACCGTATAAATTTTTAGCACCCGCATTGGAATTACCGTTGCCAAGGTGACTAACAACATCCGCAGGGATAACAAACTCCCCGTCGCTTAATCTGGCTTCTTGAATACCGTCAATTGTAGCAGGTACTTTGTCTGCCATTCCATCTGTCGGGCCACCTAAATAGTAGCCTTGTCCACTTGGTTGTCCACCAACCGCATACCCGTTATATCTTCGGTTGTATGCAGAAGCGGGGCCACCACCCCCAGCAAAAGCAGTGATACCACCGCCATATCTGTACTGCGGAGAGAAATTAGCTAAACCCCCTTGTTGGGGAGGGGGCATCATAGCACCGACTTGTGAAGGAGCAGCGCCCATAACCGGCATTGGCATTTGTGGTTGCGGTTGGGGCGGCGCACCAAATTGATTAGCTTGTTTAGCCATATTAGCGGCGTTTTGTGCTTTGAGATTCAGTGCTTGTTGGACTGCACGTTGTTTAGCCGAAGCTTCTTGACCTTCTTCTGCAAATTCAGTGTCAGAAAAATAACGTTGTCCACCACTTCCGGGCCGTCTGTTTGGGTCATACGTACCCCCCACACGCTCCTTGACGGCTGAGTATTCTGGGATTTTACCTTGGTAACCTACTTCGGGAATTTGCGGGTCGAAATATTTATCTAACCCAGTTACTTTAGCTAATCCCGCAGCAGCAATGGAAGCCAACCCAGCATTACTCATACCTCCAGTAGTACCTCCAGCCCAATCTTCTATGTCTGATATAAACTCTAAAAGCCCCATTCTACTCTCCGAAACGCATTATCTGTGAGATTTCCTCAAGGAAATCATAATCTACTTTACCGCCTGCGGCCATACCTACTGGCCCTCCTTTTGCGGCTCCATACATACCTTGCATGTTTAACGGCCCCTGCATAATGCTCCCTAATCCTCTTGCTTGCGGCCCTGCCTTAATCTTAGTTTGTGGCCCGTAGGGACTTGCGGCACCAAAAAACCCGCGCTGTTGTTGGTTGGCTAAGGGGTCTTGGAAGTCGTATATGTAGTTGATCTGCGCCAGCGGGGACTGACTTACTGTAACTTTTTGCCCTTCAAGGTCTTCTTGTTCGAGTAACAAATCAAACATGTCTCTAGCTGCGGTCTGGTTTGCCGTAGTTTGTATTTGTTTTTGAGTCTCTGTCGCAGTTTCGGTTATAAGTTCTTTGGTAGACTCGATCTGACTATTGAACTGGTTAGTAAGGTTAGTCTCAACTTCATTAATTCTGTTGGTTAGGGTGTCTTGAGTCACACCCAACCGAGTCATCAAATTTTCTTCAGTAGTTTCTAAATCCGTAGCCAGATCTGCAATAGCTAACTTAGTTGCTTCATCACGGGATATAGCTTGCGCTTCATACTCCGCTATTTTTAAGTACAGCTCTGTTTCAAGCTCGTTTACCTGTTGTTTTGTAGCAAGCAGAGCCAGATCTGCATCTAGTTTTGTTTGAAAATCCGTAAGTTGCTGTGTTATAGCTTCTTTAGTTGTGCCTAAATCTTCAGCCAGTTGATCTATGTTTGTGTTTGCTTCATCTAAGGCTTTCTGCAGAGCTTCATCACGATCCATACCGGCATCGGTGTACTCTTTCATCTTAGCGAGTATGCTTTTTTCTACTTGCGATACTTGGGTCTTAGTGGCTAATTTTTCTAAATCTGCAGTTAACTCTAGCTGGAAACTATTAAGCTCGGCAAGAATAGCGTCTTTAGTTTTACCTTGTTCTTCAGCAACGGCATCTATTGCGGCTTGCAAGGCTTCATCTGCCTTCATACCTTGCCGTACGTACTCGTCTTGCTTATCGCGGATACGCTTTTCGGAATCTAAAACGTCTTGCTTAGTTGCAAGTTTCGCTATATCTAAAGCTAGATCAGATTCAAACTTAGTAAGTTGGTCGGTAATATCTTTTTTAGTTGTACCTAGATCGGTAGCCAGTTCTTCTAAGGCGATGTCTACAGCATCAAGACGAGTTTTACCTTCGGCTTCAAGCTCCTCAATACGGGTGTTTAAACGCCCCTCTGCGT